GGTTGGGTGGTAAAGGAAAGCTAGGCATACCATTCAGTAGGAATAAATTTATCGCAGTAGAGAAACCCATGTCTCTCACACCATTTGGCATAAGAGATAGAGTTCTTTGCTTTGGTTAGTTTGGTCTTGCTATTTAGAAAACAAAACCTGATGTCTAGTTCGGGTCTTGTCTTCTTAATAACAAGATGTTTTCTTCTGTCCTCAGAGGAAAAATATCCTTTCGTTTCAACATAGAAATCATTAAGGATAAAGTCTGGTCTGTAGCTGTAACTAATTGTGTAGTCAATGCTGAGAGTTTCATAAGTAAATTTAATTTTCTTTTTAGTTAAGTTGTCAGCAAACGAAGCTTCAAACTTACTCTTGTATTTAGAAGTCGGCTGCTGTTGACGCAGTACTTTTCTCTTCATAACTACTTGGTGCTTCTGCTTGAAAGTCTGGGCTACCTGTCCACTCAACGTGCTTTCTTACTATGACTTGTAAAGGCTGGCATCTGATACCGACACCATTAGCACCTGCGTCATAGCCACTACACTTCATAGACATCTGCCCTTCTGTCATAGGGCTAATCTTTTCATACTGTTCTTTTTCTTCGTCTGTCATTAGACGTAGTGGGTCTTCATTAGCCCAGAAAGTAACAGGTGGATTAGTCCATACATCTCCATTTTGTTTTACTCCACCAGCTTTCTTGCTGGTTTTGATGATTAGGTAATCATCTTCTAAGTAATAAGGAAGTGCAGGTTCGCCAAACTTATTTTTGGTAAGAGTAAACTTTCTATCTGGATAGTATTCCTTTAGTGAAACTTTCCATCTTTCTAGAAGTTCTTCTAGCTGTGAGTAGATATGTTCTACCGCATCAACTTCTCTACCCATTTCATCTTTCATCATTATGCCTTTCTTGATAAGACATTCTGCTTTATATTTCTTGATACCCTTGTACTCGTCAGGGGTTACAAGATATGAATACCTAAAGTTAGTAGGATTGGGTGTGACTATCTTAATAGTCTCTGGCTTGAGATCTTCCATGATTGATACCTTGGTTTGGTTTCCGTTTTATTGCGTCTATAAAAGACGTTCCCTAACTATACCTTGATCTCTTGCTATGTAAATATATATGGTGCTGTCAACACATCTGTAATGTTATAGTCTCCCATATCTAGTGCTGCTGGTAACTTACTTGTATCACTTAATTGTTGTGTAGTTTGGTGGTATAAATTATCTAGATTGTTGTCGCTATAAATGTTAAAGAAACTTTGCTTTACACATTCGATAAACCTTTGAAGCTCACTAGCTGGACTGCCATAGCAATCATGTATTACACAAAAGTTTTTTAATCCATGCTTACTTGCTTCCACTAAACTCATGTGACAATGTGCAGCATCAAGGCTATGTATATAATTACTAGGAAAACCCTGTGCCTGTCTACGTTTATCCACCTTTGTAGTATCTGGTTCAGCTAGACTTAGCCTGACACTTGAGTTACTTAGTTTAGTCTTTACTCTTTTAATATCATTCTTGTAGTAGTTCTGTTGTACAAGAAACCCTGATGGTGTATGCCAAGAGATAGGTTTGTTCTCTTTGTTGAAACATAAAGCTGTAGTCTGCAAGTACTTCAATACCTCATAGCTTTCTGGTGTTACATACTTAACTGCCTGTTCAATCATGGTTGCCAGATAAAAATTATTCTTAAAATTTTTTGCCATAGAAACATTTTCATTTACAAAATATTTTTCTATGTAGTTTGCTATGCCGAATGTAGTTGAGTTATATGGAATCATAAGTACTGGTTTTTTTATAAACTTTCTTGTTAACTTATCTTTCTGTGCATACCAGATTGGTGCTTGCTCAGACTTGTCATACTTCAGTAGCATCAAGAGAACATCAAGTATTTGTTTATATAAATCTTGTGGTTGTTTAACATTTTGTAGGTTAACTTTGTTAGCTAGATGTTGATTAGATATAAGACCTGCTATATGTTGATAGCCATTGTTTGTACCATCAAGACAACAAACATGATGGGATATAAAACCTCTGTTCAATCCATAGTCTTGAAACAAAGCCCACTCTCTGCACCAAGCCAAGAATTGAAATGGCTCTTTAGCTTTACCCCATATATCAACATTACCTATCGGGTCTTTATAAACTTCAAGAGCTAGATCAGTTCCTTCTATGTAAGCCCACTCTAATCTTTCTTCGTATGTATGTTTGTTCATACCCCAATGGTTAGCACCTGCTATGGCTAACCAGTTCAAGTCTTGTTTAGTTTTAATCTCTGCACCTTCATGGAATCTATGCAGCCCTCTTGCTATGTCATTACCTTGTGGGTGGAAGTGTGCAGTTAGTGGGTACATACGACCAGTAAAATCAAACTGATAAACGTGATAAAATTTTTCTCCAACATATCTTTTTGCTGTATCAATCATGGATAGTATCTGATATCGCTTGACCATATTCTGTGCGTTCATATCATGTATTAAAGAAGCTAAGTATCTCCACTCCTTTCGTGCTTGCTTATTGGTATCTATATCGAGTGGTTTTGTTGGCAGTTCTGCAAGCTCCCTATCAATCAATGAACCAACCTCTATTCGTTCCTCCCAACAGTATTCAAGAGTTTCTAATACAAATTGATTTACACCCCAAGCTGTCTGACTCGCTAGAGTTAACGCTTTCAGACTTGTTGTTAAGTCTTCTCCTCGTAGTGTGTTTAGGTAATCTTGATTAGAACTCTTGATTGCTTTTGTTTTTAGTCTGTCTGTAAAGTAACCACCACTATCTATTGAAGTCCACTCTCTTGGTACATCTAGACAAGGTAGGTAGATAGGAAAAGCAGCAATCCTATTTGATCTACCCTGCCTTATATACTTCATAAACCTATCAGTAAAGACAACATAACTTGTAGTTGCTTTGCCTACCTTCTTGTTTACTAGGTTGACCATATTAATTTTTATCATTATCAACTCGATTAACTTCAACCCAACCTTAAGTTTATTACCCCTTGTCCAAGTCTTGAACTCATGCCCTTTACTGTTCATGTGATAGACCATAAGGTTTCTTTTGTAGCCTTCGTTCTTGGTATCTCTGGTATGTTTCTTTATGTTCTTAAAATGTTTAGGGTCTAGCTCTTCAAACTTAGTAAACCTAAGTTCGTCTTCTAGCATCTGCCCTATCTTGAGTGCAGTAGATACAGTTGTCTTTAACTGTGAAGCATTATCTAGTAATACTTTGAAAGCAATAAAGGCAACTACATCTACGTCTGGGAACTGAGAAAGAAACAAAGCAGAAACAGCTTTGACTCCTACCTTACCGCTAAGACTTTCATCTATATGATCTTGTATTGCTTTGCTTAACTTCTGTAGTCCTGACTCGATTATATTTCTCGCATAATAATTTTCGGACTCGCGGCCTTTTTGTATATTTTTGTTTTGTTTACTGATCTTGTTATAGGCTGAGATGCTTGAGATACTTTGCTCTAGCTCTAGTTGTTTCTTAGAGGGTTCTTGCATCAAGTTCCCTCTCTCTCTGTTCTATCTTGTGTGTAATTCTCATCAAGTGTTGATGTAATCTTTTTGTTTTTCCTATTTCAATTTTTAAAGTTTTAATTTGTTTTGACAAAATTTCTTTGGGTATCTTTGGTTCTTCACTTGCTAATTGACGGCAAGTATGTCCAATATCTTTTTTTAATATTCTTATGTATGCTTTTGTGGTTTGTCTTAAAAGATTTACTTCACTTTGATTAAAAGAAAACAACTCGCTTAGTGCTTTCTTTTTTAATCTTCTACTCATTTTTTGTGGCATCAGTTCAACACCTCCACTACAGAGTGCAAAGCCTTTGGTGCTAAGTGTGCATAGATCATTGTGTTCTCTATGTCCTCATGCCCTAGCCAATCCTTGACCAGTAGTATCGGTACTCCTCTTTGTACCAATCGGCTGGCAGTGGTGTGTCTGCATAGGTGGATAGTATAAAACTTCTTATCGGCATAGCCTAAGTCCTTCCTAGCCTTCTGCCAGATAGCATTTAGTTCAGAATAGTTAAGACTAAAGATCTCATCAAAATCTTTCAAGTCATAGCAATGATAAGACAATATATCTTTTACTCTGTAAGTCATAGGCACGGCTACAGCTTGATCGTTCTTTCTATCGTTGAAGTTAATTTGATTATTGTCAAAGTCAACAAATCTTTTTTCTAATCCTAGTAGCTCATTGACTCTACACCCTAAGTCTATTAGACATTCAACAATATCCCTTGCTTCTCTGTATTCATTAGCAGTTAGATAATCAAGTAGTTCTATCTCCATATCCTTAGTCAGGTAATGCACCTTACTGTTCTTTGTTGGTCTAGGTTTTGGCATCTTAATCATTTCAATGTATCCGTCTTCCTCCATCTCTTGAAGTACGACTCTCAAGTAGCCCATCTTCTGATTGACTACAGCATTACTATTCTTGTGTTTAGCTTTAAGAATATCCATCATCTTGTTAACCATAGGTCTAGTAATTTTATTTACTGGTAGATCTCCAAGTGCTTTGATGTTATGCTTCATTCCTATCAAGAAATTAGTAGCAGATTTAGTTCCGTTCTTTCTTCTTTTATATACAACTCTAGTTGCTTCAGAAAGTGTTGGCATTTTAGTTTTCATGGTGGCTCCAATAGGTAAGTTTATTAGTTAGGTGTTAGGTCATCTATCATTTCAAGATAGCCCTGTTTACCAAAGGCGATAAGATCAGGGATTGTATATTCTCTTGTGGTAAATCTATGACCACAAGAAAGACACACCCTACGTCTATAGACATAAGGTGTGATGCTTTTGTTTCGGAAGCCTTTAGTTAGTTCAGCTTTTCTATAAATAGTTTCACGAACTTTGATGTCTAGGCTTTCACATTTAGTACACTTCAATCGACTTGCTCCTCCCAGAATTTAATTAGTTGTTTTAATTCAGCAATCCGCTTCTTAGCTACTGCTGTCTTCTCAGCTTTTCGTATGCTGATTTGTTTCAGCATGGCCTGAGTCTCTTTGTTGATCTCTTCCATAAAGTCCATTAGTTGCTTACCCCTATAGCTTCTAATCTTTTTTTAATGTGTTTATTTATAGTTGGATTTACATACTCTGAAAGAATCTTGTATGCAATCTCATATTTGTTGTCACTCTTGTAACCTTTTTCTTCATCTGTTATCCAAGCTTGTTTGATGATCTCCATGTATTCAGAATCATTACAAACTTCACCTGCAATAAACTGCCACTTGTCTTGCATATCAGATACGAAATCAAGATACTGTTCTATGTGGTAGAAGTCGTCTCCTAACCACTCGTAATTATTACGACAAACGTATTGCTCAAGGGCATCATAGTCCATATTCATAAGCTCTTGTAATAGCTCTGGATTGTTGACCTTAGTGTAAGAATCAGTATTGTGTAGTGGGTTTCCAGCAACAAACTCTATGCAGTTATAGAATCTATTTTCCCTGTCTTGACCTAGCTCTAGCTGTCCACCATCTTTAAGATTCTCAGGAGATAATTCTTCAGTTACGAGAACATATCGTATTCGTTGCTCTGAACACATATAAAAACCTTGATTGTTATAACCCTCGGTTTCTAAATCAGTATCAACAAATGCGTCTATGATTTGTTGATGTTCTTTTGTTAATGTCATTGTGGTTCCTCCGTTTTAATTTGGTTAATAGTTTTAACAAT